TGTCATGTCATTAGGGTAAGACCAATAGACGTACTCAATCTCGTATGCTGCATTCGGAATAGGTGTAACACCAAACTTCGCTTCAAAGGTTTGATACACAGTTGTAGGAGCAGCTTCACCATTAACAGTATCGCCTGTGTCATCACCTGTACGGAAGTTCTGGATGTAGGACTCATAAGAGATAGGAGAGAGCCTACGTGGCCCGTTACCCTGTGCGGTAAGCTGTTTGATGTAGAACGTATCCCAGTCAGCACTAGAGTAGTTTGAAGGGAAGTCATACTGGCGAGTGCCAGCTGTCAGAGCTTGAGTATATGTAACTTTAAGGAAAGGCCACTCCTGACCGTCCTGTAGAATAAGTCTAACGCTACTGTTGATTGCATCCTTAGCCAGCGCTTGAACGTTACGCACTGTATCAAAGCCATCACCTGCTGTATCAAGTGTGACTTCATTCATGCGTCTTAGTAATTCATTAACTAGCGATACGTAAGTAGCCATAGAGTTATCCTACCCTTAAGTAAGCTGAAGGGCCAGCCTCCTAAGAGACCAGCCCGACAGACTAAGTGCGATTAAGCAGCGTTGTAGTTTGCTGTGATAAGAGCCTCTGGGCGCAGGATCTTGCGGCCATAGAGGTGCATACCACGAACAATATCAGCAAAGCTGTCTGGATCACGGTAGTTCTCAACTTTGTTGATCTGCTCAGCAGAAGCAACAGCATCGTCCTGACCAGCTACGATAACACCGAAGTTGGTAGCCTGTGCAGTTGTACCAGTTGTACCAGCGCCTGTACCGAGGTAAGGCAGGTTGTTGGATACATATACACGGAAGCCATGCAGGTTGTTCAGAACCAGACCATTCATGAGACCCGAACCACCGAAGTCGGCGTTCAGTACACGAGAGTCTTCGTCTTTCAGCATCTCAACAAACACTGGATCGACAACAATCCAACGGCCACGTGAGTCAACGTTCTGTACGTCCAAACGACGAGCCATACGAGCGATGACCGACAAAGGAGAAACAGTTGTTGCAGACAGTGCAGTTGCACCGGGCAAACGTGGAGCCAGTGGGATGGAGTCACCCGCAGTAGCTGTAGCAGAGATAGTCAAGTTACCGAAGTCTGTTGCGTCCAATTTGTTGGTTGCAAGCAGTTCGTCAGTACCAGCAGCAGCATTGGCTTTATCGCCAGAAGCTGTTGTGTTGACGGCCCAAGAGCCAGCGCCACCAGCGTAACCAGACAAGTAACCCAAGCACTCTTCGTCCATTGCGTCAGCCATCTTATAGGCAGCACGATCAGCAGCCAAAGAGGTGAAGTCAACGTGAGAGAATTGCTCTTCAATGTCATCCATTTTGAAAGCAAAGTAGTTAGCTTTGTCAATGGTGAGAGAGAAGTCTTGGTCATCCAGTTTCTCTACAGAGATACCTGTGTGACGCTGCAGAGCGTTGACGGTTACGTCAGGCTCTTTTTGGATACGTACTGTATCACCTTGGTTAGCAATCTCGCCGAAGTAAGAGTTGTTAGTTACAGCGTTAGTTACTGCAGTTTTGCGCAGAGCGATCTGAGCTTGTTTGGAGTAGATAATAGGAGAGAAGCTCCCGTTAAATCCACCACCAGCGGAAGTAATAGCCATGATTGATTCCTTTCAAAGATATGGCGTGAAGATAGACACTACATACCCACTTGAAAGAGGCTCGTCTTAGTAGGGTAGTCAGCGTTGCTCTAAGGATGGCCGTCCGTTGAGCGCTGGGCCTATAGTCTGAGGTAGTTCTTTTGGTGTGGCTAGTGCTTAGTTAAAAGCATGTACATATATTACACTGTACATGCCTATAGTTTTACTTACAATGAAGTCCTTGTCAAGTTATTTCTTTGACATATCGTAAATAAACTTTCCTTGGCGCTGGGCTTCAAAGATATCCTCAGCACGTTTCTCGTATTCCTTCATAGACATCTTAGCTACCTGTGATTCACGTAGGTAGTTAGATGATTCTTCGTGGTTAGGTGAAGTAGTACGTTTAGTTGTTACAGAAGCCGCTGCGCCCTTGTCAGAGCTAGATGCTTTCTTATTTGTAATACCTTTATCACTCTTGTACAAGTCAATCACACGAGCTACAGACTTAGCGTCTTCAGAGTTCTCGTATAGTGCGTCTTGTACCCACTTAGGTTGTTCTTCTGCCCAGTTATGGAAGGCATCGTCTTTACGGATGTCACTAAAGTCAGGATGCAGTGCAGCAAGCTCAGCTTCAGCCTTCTCACGTTTAGCTGTGGTGCGAAGCTCTTCGATCTCCTTCAAGCGTCCATCCAAGTCAGCTGAACGTTCACTGGCTTTCTTGTCAGCGATAGCCTCAACAATACCAGCTACATCAGGATACTTCTTAGCCCATGCTTCGATGTCCTGTTCTGACTTAGGGAGTACAAGCTCATTCTTAGCAGCTGCGTTGAGTTGAGCTTCCAGTTGTTCAAACTTAACCTTCCACTCCTGCTCTTTGTCTTGTACATGGCGGCGTAGATCACCATAACGCTTCTTGAAGTTCTTCTCTTCTGCGCTCAGCTCTGTATCATCAGACTCTTCTGTAGATTTAACTTCTGCTTTACGTTCTTCTACAGGTTCAGCTTCTACAGCAACCTCTTCTTGTTGAGGCTCTTCTTCTTCAGTATCATCAATGACACCTGCCTGCTGTAGTAGCTCTTTTAGTTCTGCCTCATCTCGTGCAACACGTTTAGCGTTGCGCTCATGTGACATAGAGTCTGTCTTGATAAGTTGTGCTTCCGACATTTGTTAGTCCTTTTATGTGGGGCCAGCGTCATTGCTGGGTAGCCTTATAGTTAGTGTTGGTAGTCTTACTTAGTTTTTAAATGTGGTAGGTTCGGGTCCTGCGCTAGGAGTGTAATCTTCTGTACCCCAACCTGAAGCTGCTTTTGCTGCTGCTGTAGCCTCTTTACTAGCCTCAGACTGTGCTTGTATCGCTTCATGCCAATCTTTTGGATCAGAGTCAGAGCCTAAAGATTGTACGTAGTTAGTTGCATCTACCCATTTGTCTGTAGATTGCTTGGACCAGTCTTCATTACTGAGGTTCGCAGGCTTATTGTACTTTTGACCAAGCTCTTCTGGGGTTAAAGGGTCTTCATTAAGACCAAACAAGTCTTTCAACTGATACATAAACCCTTCTTTTTCAGCCTCTTGTTCATAGGCTCTTTCAAAAAGTTTTTTATCTTTTAGGTAGTTTTTTTGTTCTTCTAACTGTCTTTTTACATTAGGGTCTAGTTCACTGTTTAATGCCTCATCAATACCAGCTATTAGATTATTTTTATTATAACTATTTACAAACTTACTTCCTACTAATCCGGGAAGACCTAATACCCCTGAAGCAACTTTATCCAACATACCACTTGATGTATAGTAAGTGCTTACTGCACCTTTTACAGAATTTGGATCTTTAAAGTTAATAGTTGGTTCTACTCGTTTTGCTGCAGCTTCTTTACCTCGTGCTGCTGCTGAAGCAGAAAAACTCTCTTCACCAGTATCAGTAACACCACCCATAGCATCATCTGTTGCTGCGGGAGCTTCCCCTTGTGGTGTATAGCCGGGAGGGATCATACCCATAGGCTCACCATCAAAGAAAGGAATAGTGATAGTCATACCTGCTTCGTTAACGTATGTGCGGTACTCTAAACCTGCCCCACCTTGCTCACCACCCAAGAAGGACAAATCAGGTTGCTTGATGTACGCAGGATAGTTAAGACCACCTTCTTGGAAGCCCATAAGGCCACCCTCAGCAGCAGCAACCTCTTCCGTGTCAGGCATATCCATAGACATAAGCTCTTCATCAGAGAAGGGTAATTCCTCATCCATGACAGGCTCACCACCGATACGTCCATTGGATTCCATGTCAGCAAGACCCATCTTAGCTTCATTGCGTAGGTCTTCAAAGAATTTAACACCATAGAAACGCAGTACATCAGCAGGTACAACGTACTCGCCTTCACTTAGCATAGCAGGAATGTCATCACGTACTTCTTCTGGCAAAGAGCCGGGAGGTACATCGTTACCACTCACAGGGTCTACACGTTCAGCCTCTGTAAAGGCCATTTCCATTTGTTCATCCATTCGCCCAATCCCTCAAATATTTAAGTCTACGTAGTGTTGCTATAGAGCCTTGCGCCCTGTTTACCTCAGAGATACTCTCTGCTTGTTCTAGGCTCCTGTGCTGGTCAGCAATCCAAACATCTAGTTCTTGACAGAAAGCATCCCACTGAGGTTTATCATTTACAAAGTTCTTAAGCGACATTGCCACTAAACCCTTGCTCACCCGGTGTTGGTGCTACGCCTGTGCCAATAGTGCCACCACCTGCACCTGTCTGGTCTTGTGGATTAGCAGCAGGCTCTGCAGGAGCTTGACCCT